TGGAAAAGCATTCTGACCGCGAAACCCCGGAGCAAGTGAAAACCGACTTTCCAAACGTTCTTTTCCAAGGTCGATTGCCGCAAAATCAGGTGCGGGATGTGTTGCAAAATGCGTATGCGACTGTTGCTCTCCATAAGCCGTCATATGGTCACTCTGGTTTTGTAACAATTCGATGGGCTGAAGCTATCGCAGCCTCTTGTATCCTCTTCATTCCCCAAACATTCAAAATGCCGCGAGCCTTTGCTTCTCTATTTATGGCCGACGGTTTAGTCGTTGCCAATGGGGACGAAATGAGCGACTCATTTCATGATATCATGAATTCAAAATATCGTTTCGTTGGCACTCTTTTGCGCCAACAAAATATGGTCTTTCAACATATGGACGACCGCCCATGGTATAAGCTTTTAGAAGGAGAAAAATAATGCAAAAAGTCTACCAACCCTCATCCTCACTTTCTCTGTATCCATGGCTTTTCAGCCACGGAACTCCTCGCAAAAGCCAGCGTGGAGATAGCGTTGAAATTATTGGCGCACACTTGATCGTGAGGAACCCGATCGCGCGCTTTGACGTATCAAGAGTGCGTCGTGTTAACGCGGCATTTGCCGTCGCCGAATTCGTTGCGATGATAGCTGGCATAGACGATATCAAGTTCTTCCAGCAATTCATCCCAGGGTACGATCGCTATTCGTCAGATGGAGAAACCTTGGACGGCGCGTATGGAACTCGTGTCATCGCTTCAAACAGCGCTAACCAAGTTGAGGCCGTAATCGGAAAATTGAAAGAGAATCCAATGTCGCGCAGAGGTGTTATCGCCATATACGATCGTGACGACCTGACCCGTGACAAAGGAGGTCTAAATACACCTTGCACCTTATCACTGCAGTTCATCCAGGGAAGCGGAAACCAGTTAGATATGATAACATATATGCGTTCTTCAGACATTTATCTGGGGCTTCCTAATGATGTGGCCGCATTCACTCTTTTGCAAGAGTATATTGCTCGCCGTTTAGGCTTAAACGTCGGCGAGTATCATCACTTTGCAGGTTCGCTTCATTACTACGTCAAAGATAATCTTCAAGACAAATGGGAACGTGCTTCACAAGAGGGGCGTTGGCCGTATACGATGGGTTATATGCCTGAAACTTTGGAGATGTCGAAAATTTCTCATGTCTACCAGAACGCGACGAATGTTACAGGCCAACGAACGTTCAACACGATCAGCGATCCATATTCGCGCGATCTTGCGGCTCTCGCTTTGATTTTCGGCCATCGCCGTGTTAGTATTCCACTTGCTCAAGAGTACTATAACACACTAAATGACAAAACCCTTCGCCGGATTACTTTCCCTTGGGTGCAGTCGTGAAATTCACTCACCTTCACTCTCACACCGATGCATCTCTTCAAGACGGGATGGGTACAGTCGGTTCGTTCATATCAGCCGCTAAAACGTTGGGTTTTGACCATGTTGCTATGACAGACCACGGTACCCTAGCAAACGCGGTCTCATTTACACTTGAAGCAAAAGAGGTGGGGATTAAGCCGCTTCTCGGGCTTGAGGGATATCTCATCCACGAAGGGAAAATTGGTCATATCACACTGCTCGCCGACGGCGACCATGGCTTCAAAAACATTGTTCGCCTCAACAATCTTGGGCATGCATCAAATAACAAACAACCTGCTTTCACTGTCAACCAACTCATTGACCACTCGAATGATGTTATCATGTTGACAGGATGTCAAGCGAGTCCATTTCAAACGCTTCCGCTCGATGAAGCGGTAGCTCTAGGTGCACAGTTGAAACCTCATTTTCCAGAACGTATGTTCATAGAACTTATGTTCATTGGCGACGAGAACAAAACGAAGCGAGGTATTCAGTTACGTAAAAGATTGAAGCTCCCGTATGTCATCACAAATGATACGCACATGCCGTTATCAGAGCACACCAAGATTCATCCTATTTTGACTAAAATGCGAGCGGGTTTTACATACAATTCGCAACATCTTTTCCTTAAGACCCCTGAACAGATGCTTGCGGCCGCGACGAAGTACATGCCCGAACATCTCGCAAAACCTGCACTTCATTTAGCTTGGGAAATTGGTGAAAATCTTCGTGAAGTCAACCTTGCCGCGAGTCCTAGTTTACCTCATGTTCCAGGCTCTCACAAGTGGCTTGAAGAGCAGGTGCTCTCAAAGGCTTCACTTGAAGGGCCGCGATACGAAGAGCGAGTTCGATTTGAACTTGACATTATCAATAAAATGGGATATTCGGCATATTTCTATATTCTTCACGATCTCGTGGAATACGGAAAAGCCCACGGTGTCAGAATCGGCCCGGGTCGCGGGAGCGGTGCAGGATCGCTTGTACTTTTCCTTCTCGGTATCACACAAATCGATCCGTTAGTTTACAACCTATCCTTTGAACGATTCCTCAACCCGCATCGCAAAGGAATGCCTGATGTAGACATAGACTTTGATGCCGAGAGACGTGGGATCGTGCTTGAGTATGCAAGTAAAAAGTGGGGTGCGGTTCCGATTGCAACTTACTCACGGTATGCTCACAAGATTTTGACACATGACCTGTCTAAACAGTTGAGAGTTCCCCGCGAGTTGGATGCGAAGGCAGCCGATAGCGGGCCAGATTCGAAAGCTTTCAAAGAAGTTGTTGAGAATTTTGAGGAATTTGGGCCTGCATATAACATCATCTCAGGTCAAATTCGTCATCGCGGCACACATGCTGGTGGCGTGGTCATCACGGACCAAGTCGTTCCGATCGAGCGATCAGGGAAGTCGCTGTCTGTATCTTGGGTCGAAGGAAAGAAGAATGAGTTGTCATATGCTGGATTTGTCAAATTTGATTTGCTTGGATTGACAGCGTTGTCCGCCCTTCGGCGAATGGAGAAGCAGACTGGAGAAGTTGCTCCATTTCCGCCAGTAGACCTCGATCCAGCTTTCTCCATCTTTCGAAATGGGAATCTTGATGGCATTTTTCAGTTCTCCGGGTCAGAAGGGATTCGTGAGTTGACAGTGAAGTTGCAACCCACTTCTTTCGGCGATCTGGTCGCAATCAACGCGCTGTATCGACCAGGTGCTTTAGACGTTGGAGCAACGGATAAGTTTCCTGAGTGGAAAAAGACTCCTCGAAAAGTCAACCCTTTGATCGAGGATATTCTTGCAGAAACGTATGGGGCTATCGTATACCAAGAGCAGGTGATGGCAATTTTTGCCCGAATTACAGATGGCGATCTTGCCGCCGCTGATAATGCGAGACGAGTCATCGTTAAGTCAAAAGCTCATGACCTTTCTTGGGTAAAAAAGTTTACAGAATTGAAGAGACTTTTCATTGAAGGTTGTCTAAAAAAGTCAATTTCGAGGACTGAAGGTGAGCATCTTTGGGAAGAGTTGGCGGCTCATAGTCGGTATTCATTCAACAAATCTCATTCGGTCTCTTACGCTCGAATCGCATGGGAGTTAGCGTGGTTCAAATACAACTATCCGGCTGAATTCTTTTGCTCCATTCTGAACGTTGATAAACCGAATGGGCAAGCGTATCTCGTCTCAGCTGTGGAAAGTGGTATTGACGTTGTGATGCCTCATGTGAATGTGTCTTCTGACCAGTATGAGATTGGTCGAGAAGGCGGTGTGACAAAACTGTTCATGCCACTGTCGGAAATTAAGTTCCTGTCGCAAACGGCAGCTAAAGCGATTGTTAGTTCGAGAGACGTAGACGGAGACTTCAAGTCAGCCAAAGATTTTATGAAACGGATTCCCAAGAAAGTATGTCAAGGGCGTGCTCGCGCCGGCTTGTACGCACTTCAAGGCTTTCGTGGAATGCCAGCAACACCAAAGACTCTTGAGATAAAAGCCGACGTCGTAGACTTTGATGACGAACCAACAGAAATTCAACGAAAGTTCCTTGGTATATTTGTACCTTTGGCCTTAGAGCTTGATAAAATTAAGTCAGAAAAAGCGGCAGGCCGGGTAGCCGGAATTGTTGCCTCGACAGACAAGAGACGTTCAAATTATGGACCCTACACCGTTTACCGCCTTGTTCCATTTGGAGTATTCTGGGTTCGAAAAGCCAAAGTCGACAGAGATATTGAGATCGGAGATTTGGTCTCAGCAACTGTAACTGAAAGTACTGGAAGGGCCTTGACCGTAAAACACCTGTAAGGAGACCACATGAACTTGCTTATAACAAAAGCATTGGAAGAACAGGACATCCAACCGCTCACGGAATTCCCACGTTTTCTTTTGAACGAATTTGAACAAAAACTCGTTGCCACGATTATAAACTACACAACGAAATACGGGAAACCCCCAACACCAGAGCGTTTGGAAAAGTTGGCGCCGTCATTTGTCTCACTCAAGACAAAGGACCCGTTACTTGACGTTGCCGACCAGACAGTGGAACGAAAGAAAAATGATTACGCAACTTTGTTGCTGGAAGAGGAGCTTGCTGCTCTAAAGAAGGGAAAGACGTTTGATGTTTCAAAACACATTTCCAATCTCGATCAGTTAGCTCTTACCTCGTCAACAATTCACCGATACACGACCTTCGATCGTTCCTCCTATTTCAGGAGTGGGAAGCCAGTTACGACAGGAATCTCACTCCTGGATGGGGCTACAAAAGGGGTTTACCCTGGCGAAACGCTCTTGCTCGTCGGCCGACTTGGGGTCGGCAAATCAACTCTTCTTCAGTTTGTTCTAAAGCAAATTTTAGAAAGCGGGAAACGTCGTATTTTGTGCATCTCGAAGGAGATGCCAGCGGCCGACGTATTCGCTCGGATTGATGCTATCTTTGCTACATTCAATCCACTTCGGTTGAGAGAACAAGAAGAGCAAGAGCAGCTGCTTCCTCAGCTTCATGTAACTCAAGGAATTATAAAAGAAACAGGCAGTGATATCATCATGCCTCGCCTCTCTATTTGGGATGTCGAGAACATTCACTCAATGGCTCGAACCTTCAACTGTGATGCAATTGCCATCGACGGTGTCTACCATCTCACGTCTTCTGAAATGGGAACGGGGAGAGCCGGATGGGAGAAACTCACTGCAGTCTCACGACAAATCAAGGCCATCTCACTCGACCTCGGGGTCCCAACGATTACAACATCTCAACTAAAACGTGGTGCTGGTGCTGCTGAAAAGTTTAGTGACGAGGACATCGGGTATGCCGATGCTCTTGGTCAAGACGCCGACTTCGTAGTCGGCATTCGTCCGCTCGGACACGCAAAACGAAACCGTCAAGAACTTCAACTTATTAAGAACCGGTACGGAGCGAAATTAGCAACTCTTGTTGACATCCATTTCGACACAATGTCGATAAGGGAAATTAGTACACAAGGAGAAACGTAATGACTGACCGTGAAATGATCGAATTTTTATGGAAGCTTTTGTTACGGGTTTTTAGGGGTGATGACATTTATGAAAAAGAATGGGATACTCTTGGGATCGAATTGTTCAAGCGCGGTCTCTGTGAAAAAGAAGATGATCCGATGTGGGGGACCTACTAATGCAAATCATAAACCCCATTGCACTTGGTCTTGAGGTCGCTCGTATGAGTGGATATGAAGCTCACTGTGTTTGCCCATTCCACGACGACCATTCTCCCTCCGCCAGCTTCAATGTCAAGAAGGGGAAGCTCTATTGCTTTCAATGCCAACAATCCTGGACCACGGTCCAAGTAGCTGAAAAGCTTGGAACTTCTATGGTTTTCACCACACTCGAAGAACTAGACATTCCGATGATAACAACTGAACAGCCAGATTGGTCCTGGGTTCATTCTCTGCCTAAGGCATATGGTAACTCATATCTCGCCAGTAGAGGTGTTAGGGATGCCCTGGTGGCTGCCTACGATATACGAGAATCTAATGATGGTGTCGTTTTTCCGCTTTGGGATAGAAATGGCACCATAATTGGAGCTCAAGAACGTTTGTATCGTGGAGCATACAAGTACATCTTCTACGGCGAACGACCTCCGATTTGGCCAATGCATCGTCTTGGTGAGAGCCCGTACGTCGTGATTGTGGAAGGAATTTTCGGTGTGCTGAGAGCCCGTAAATATGGTGTACATGCGTTTGCAATCATGGGAGCTGGCATTCTACGGCATGCAATCCCATACTTTGCCGGTTTTACTAAAAAGATTGGGGTTTTTGACGACGATCCAGCCGGCCACAAAGCTACGAAAGTGTTGCTTGAGTCGGGGATCGGGGCTCAAGCATTTGCTCCCGGAGCCGAAGCAGACGAGGAAGACGACAAATTCTGGAGCAACATTTTCCGATCCCCCAATCTTGTCTCAAACTGTGTACAATTTTCACAAATTAGTGTATAATGAAATTGTCTCCTGGTGAGGATCTTTTAGCCCCATTTACGGCGAAGATCCTCGCCCTTCCAGGAGACTAGGAGATGAAAGGAGTTGATGATAACCCATGAAAAATTTCCGAGGCACAGAGTTCCGAGTTGGAGACCAAGTTTGCCTAAGTGCTGCAGCCGCAGACCGCCCCTCATACAGAGAAGTTGCGAGAATTGAATTGTTCTTGAACCAAGACTCGATCCCGGGTGGAGTTCGTGTTGCACCATCGTTGGAAGGTTTCCGATACTGGAATGTCAGTGATCTCGTCTTTGCACGTGGCGTTCCTCGCCGAAAACGTAAACCTCTATTCTAAGGAGACAATTGTGATACCTGAAGAAGTACGTGAATCGAGCAAATACAAATCGCCCTATGCTGGTGGCGGCCTCTGCGCCGTCGCTGCCGGGGTGTTGGTGATGATTGTGATCGTTGGCATCTTGTCAGAGTTCTTGGGATGGTCGGAAGTCGGCATGCCTAAACGTATGAGTCTTGGGGAAGTGTTCGGAATTCCAGGCTGCTGGCTCGCCGTTTGTGGGGGACCCCTTCTTTTTCTTGCAGTTGTTTCAAAAGTCACAAGGTCCCTTTCTGACCTGGAAGAAGATACTGAAGGTGACCAACCTGGAAGCGGACGAATGAGCCCAGAAGAGTCGCGAAAAGCCAAAGGGATAGCTACTTTTTGGTGGATGGAATGAAAGGAGCACGTAGTGACAAAGACAATTAGCGTTGACATCCCCATGAGTATTGATGACTACAACGAATTCGCCAATAGGCCATCTTTCAAAATCTTGGCTGATGTAATCTACGAATTTCCTGTTCTCGAAGGACAAGAGAAAAAGCTGAAAGTTAAGGCAATAAAGTTTCACTCTGCAACAGGGATTACGTCAGTTGAATTGGAGCGATTGGAGCAAATAGAAAATGAGTAACAAAAATATCGCGGTACACCCCGAACTGGTGAAAGCCCAAAAGAAAACAAAAGCGAAACGGCGTCGGCGTGGTCAATTTGGGGGCGGAAGCAGTAGCTCTAAAAGCCAGCTTCCTGAAGTTTTGTACGGGCCGCGTATCGTGCAACTAGTCGGCAGGGGTACGAAACCTAGAGAGGCCTTCATCAACTTGCTCCCCATTCCAGGCGGAAACTCGACTTGTAAGCACATGTTTGTTCCCTTCAAAGAGTTGAGACCACAGTCTAAAGACAAGTATCCTGAAGATTTTGATTACGACGCTCTAGTAGAACTTTTGTCTTAGTTCAAAACCGAGAAACAAAAAAAACGGCCGGAAGCACATGCTCTCGGCCTTTTTTTTTTGTCTTAGGAGTATCGGCGGTTACGCAAGCAGCATCTTGTATGCAAAACCAGCCACGAGGAAATTTGCAATCCATTCCAGCAGAGTGTTTGCGGCATTATGCCATTTCTCAGGAATGAATGCTTCGAAGACCGCTTTCAAAATAGCGGTAGCAACCACCGCGATCGCAACAGAAACGGCCTGGAGCGGTAGCTCTGGAAATTCAAATCCGATCAGACTCGACAGCCACTCCACAACCCAAATCATGGCAGCAAGGATACCTGCGGCAGCCCAAGCTGTCAGTTTTTCCGGGATGTCGATAACTCGACGCATAAACGATTTCATTTGTGCCTCCTTTCATGAGGATGATTTGTATGCTTCTCAATTATAACACTTTTTAGCGTAGGTTTTATCTAAGAACTTAGTCGCAAAACAAAGTTCTTGACTTCCAAACCTTGCACATGCAAATTCAGCGGGGTATCGCATGATTCCAACGAGGTCTACAGCTGGTGTGATATACAAAATATCAACTTCATCTCCTGGATAGAGGGAAAACATTTTATGTGACCAAAGCGTAGGAGCACTCCGGACACTCGTTTTCATTTCGATACAGTATCTTACATCTTCCACGGTGCTAGCTCCCGCAAGCTTCCTGGCCTCACCTGAATAGTTGTTAGTTGTGTTACCGCTAGTGACTGCGGTCACTGGGCCTTCTAACCACATCGTTTCACTACAACCGCGCGGACAACTGAAATAATTGTCGACTACGAAGATGTCAAGTGGGTTCGCTGTAAAGAAGGAAATGGGGCAGTAACCAGTGTCATGACAAATCCAAGTGTTGTCTATGAACGTGATGTTTCGAGGAGTGCGATCAGGATCTTCGTTTGTCATAATGAAGAATTGGTTAGAGCCGTGAGGACGATCGAGTTCGCATACATTCCCCTCAATGAGCAAATTAGTAGCAGGCTTCACCCCTGGCATTGGCTCCCAATCCCACGTCATGAAGCAGTCGACGTGTTGATCGATCGTGGGCCAGTTGCGATCGTCATGGATGTCATGACACCTATTTCCACGGATGACATTTCCTTCGCCCCAAATCCACATACAGTCTTCAGCAAGCCCGTAAATTTCGTTATCTTCTATGATCGCGTGATTGCCGTAGACACGAATCCCAGTCTTGAAGTTGGGGTTGGTTATCTTGCACCCCCTTACCGTGACATAATCACCTTCGATAATGAGAGGTGGGATTACGTCACCATCTTTACACTCTAACTTGGAGTGGTCTTCAGTGATGCGAACGAATTCGACATTCTCAGGGATTGCGAGGCGTGTGCACCCAGTCAAGAACAGTACTAAAAGGACAAATAGTATACTACTTTTTCGTATGCCCATTTATTCCTGCCCGAATGCCACGTTCAACGGCTCGCTCAAGCCCTTCGTTGACTTCATTAGCCAACTTCAAAGTTTGGGCATGAGATTCTTCAAGAATCTTGTCGACCACATCTTTCGGCATAATGAGGCCTTTCATGAAAGTGTAAAGAAGAACCAACAAAACTCCAGGGGTTCCTAAGTTCCCTATGATTTCTGTGATTGCAACAATTGAAATTTCATCCATACGTACTCCTTATCGTTTCCGCGGCGGTGGCGGTGGTGTGGGGTATGATGCGTCTGGACACGAAGCCCATACAACAATCGAGTTCACATAGATTTCGGGTAACGATCCGTCAGGGCAAACTAAAGATGTTTGTCCATCTGGCAATTCGTGCAAATCTGGAGGTGCGATTGCTGAGACTACGCTGGCGGCGGCGACTACAAGGATCAGAGCCAACATGACAGCACTTACGAATTTTTGTTTCATTTTATCCTCCTTTCTATCCAATTTTTATTACTCTGAGGCAAGAGCCCCTCTTGATCGTTACGTCTTTGGAAAGTCCAGTCGAATTGAGATGGCCCCATCTAAACTGCATATTTCCAGAGCCGCTTGCCTGCGTGTAAAAAGCTCCTGAAAACTTTACGGCGTGTGTTATCCCACTTTTCAAACCCATCGTTTGCTGAGTAGCTATTGTGGTGGCACTATTTGCAGCAGGAGCTCCAACACTCGAAAGCCCTGAGTTTGATGACGCGTCCATGTCGCGGCCGGGAGAACCCCAATAACCATCGGGAGCTGGTGTTGGTAGTGTCCAGTCGAACTTGATATCAGGAGCGTCATCGTCGGCGGTGCAGAATAAAATCATGTCGAACATATAATACGCTTCAGCTTCCAGCGCGACAACAATGTGAGTGTCATTTGTGAAGCCGGTTCCGGTTCCCGAAATTGTTTGATCCGCCTCTTTCATTGCAGTCAAAGAGTTGGAAATGTCAGTCCCGGGTTCGAGGTCGAGGGCGGCTCGCACTTCAGCAGCCGTCAAACTTTCCAACCCGTTAGCCGTGAAGCGGGCAAACTCGTCATCTGCGACCGATGCGCTATCGATCTCAACAAGATTATCGTCTGCAATCCCGATTGTTTTAGTCAAAATTGAGTATGCGGTTTCAAGTGTAGCTTTGACGTTTGCCCATGTAATCTTGGCTAAAGCAGCAGCTTTCACAAATGGGAGAATCGAAGCATCGGTCAACGTATCAGCCGAAACACCAGTGATCGCGTCTTCCACATTTTCTGCATCAGTTACATCAGCACTCGCCTCAATTCCATCAAGTTTTGTGCCATCAGCCGAAACGTCTCGGCCATCAATCGTCATCGTATGAGCGTCGGTCGAGTGAACGGTATTCTCGACGTTATCCAAAGACAAGTCGGTTTTTGTTTCTGCGTACGAACGACCTGTCAACGTATTCGGGTCTGAGAATTTGGCAAAGTCGTTAGCTATAGGAGTGCCATCGGTTTCGACGCCGATGATGTCACCCGCTTCATTGATGATTGTGATGTTTCCAACGATATCACCAAGGTCTTCGGCTAATTCTTGAAGTGTAGCTGGATCTACGTTCTTGAATTTGTCCATGAAAAGGAGATGTCGTTCTGTTCTCGTTTTCTTAGTACTAAGAACGCGCGGATCTCGACGATTCCGCAAATCGTCTAAAGGAGAGATTCGTGGGCTTCTAGCTCTCGGCATTTTGTACCTCCGCAACCAGCTTCACGTTTCCTTCATTGTCATCAGTCTCCATCCCCATGATTCTCGCGGTCTCGTACAGGCCGAGGGCGCCGTCGCCCATGAATCCTTCATTTTGAAGTTTCACAGTGATAAGGTTTCCAATTTCGAGATTTGCAAACGTTTTCCCCTTATCAACAGCTGTAACTGAAAGGGATTTTAGCGGCTCGATTGAAAGCTCTAAAGCACTCAAGATACTTGAATTGAGGGTTGATTCATTTTTCACCCCGTCAAACACGGTGGACACTTGATATAGTCCATACTTACTTATTGCGGCCAGGTCTCTCTGGGTGCCAACCAGCCTCGAATCGTCAGATGAGGAGTCCGAATATCCTGTTACTTCGTTGAACAGGTCACCAGATTCCTCCAAGATATCTTCGGGCAAATCAATGTTGTATCCTTCCTGCAAAACCATGGCGGTATCGTATCCTTTACGATCATACCAATTAGTTTTTAGGGAAAGCTTTCCATTATCGTCGAGTTCGTGAACTACGTCGAAGTCGTGTCCCGCTGCCTCGGCAATATATTGTAAGTGGGAATAAGCATCATCCCCTAACTTCTCTTCGATAGAGTCTCCACCGTTGAAGACTTGATCGATCATCATTTTCTTTTCGTTGTGGTCTGAGCTGTTAGTATGTTGAACGATTTGAGTGAAGATCGATCCCGGCGTACCACTGTAAGTTTCATCTGGAGTGGACCGCCATTGGAAGATCTTTTCCAATTGGTAAGCGGTTACCGTGATAACGCTGATACCCCAAGACCGAGGGGGGTAGATGACGCCAACCCATTCTGGAAGTCTCGCATCTCCGTCAGTAACGATGATGTAATTTCCATAACGTAAGTACTTTTCGATAGCCTTAGAATCTCGACGAGAGATGTCGAACTTGCATTCGCCAATAACGCCGGCAGAAGCGAGCGTCCACGAACGAACAGTACTAGCTCGAATGTCCCCCACCTTACCGCCATCTTTATCGTAAATTCGAATGCGGCTGCTCATAGACTTAAGTCCTCCCATGTAACGAGTACGGTCACCGCAACAACGTTTGCCTCATCATATTGCAGTGTATTGTTACCTGGTTGAAGCAATAGCCACTCAGCCCGAGACTCATCGTCAAGTAAAATGGGAAGGTCAGCGGCATCAGATTCTCGATAGCATTCATAGTCTTCGGTGTCGACTATAATGCTATCATTCACTGCCAAAGGCGCGTGGACCTCAATCCATTCGCCTGTAGTATTGTTAGTAATTCTAAAGTCTGCATGGTTATTCACGACTTCAGAACCGAAGGTAATGTCTGGAACATTTGCCGCGGTCAATGCGACAGTGATACTGTCAAACTCGATCGCGGCATACGTGTCATCTGCAGATATCAAACCACCAAGCATGAGAGCCACTCCAGGAACATCACTTACCGCTCCGGCTGTCGCGTTTTGGGAGAATGCGGTCCAGGTCGAAGCGCTTCCTGGGGTTGTTTCATTCCACACTTCGTAAGTACTTTTGTGGAGAGCCGTGAATGCAGATGCCGAAGCCATATAGCGAAGGCCGGCAACTGCGGGCCAGGATGTAGTCTCTCGACGTTTTTCGCCTGAGACCGCCACACTTTCAATTAAGACTGGGTGTGTAAAATACCAACATAAACGGCCAACCGCGGAACGATCGATTCCACTGACAGTATAAGGACGTAGTACGATTCCAAGCTCTTCAGCTACACCGCTTGCTTCGGTCAGATGGTTGGCTGTATAGAATTCACTCTCGCCACCCTGATTATAGACTACTTTTGGAAGCCATTGCCCCAGACGATTTGGTGTATCAGGGTCGTAGTAATCCGTGTAAACTCGACTTGCGTTGGTCGAGTTAGCTAAGTCGAATATAGGCTGAAAGTCCGTGTCAACGGTTGGGGCTTCCGCTGTTGAGTGGCCATATAGAATCCAATACCCATTGAAGGTTTGAACTGTGTCTGAAGTGGTGTGAGCCGCCATAGAAGAATCTTTTTGGGCTCTAGTACACCCAGTAATCGTTTTAGCCCGCAAGTTTACACCAGTGTATGTAAAGTACTCTTCATCTACACCTCCAAAATCGATTACTACAACCTTATACGGGTTACTATCGAGAGCTCTTAAAAATTGCTCTCCTTCTAAAGTGTCTTCAACAGTGATTGTATCAACAGCTCCAGAAGATGCGATCGAAGCCCCAAGTGTAACTGACCATGTCCCTCTCAACCGTGTATTCACCCACACTTGGGTAGACGCGTTATTGATGCCACCACCACCAAAGAATCTCATGAGTTCTTGGCCTGTTAGATCATCGATAACTCGAAGGTCGTCACCATCAGCTTGCATTTTCCCACCCGAGACTAAAGTAGCGGTGTCCCACCCACCATCTGTTATATCAAGAGCGTCGAGATAACCGATCTTGTTTGGGGCATTATTTTCAACCGCAACAAATCGACGGTATCCGTAGCCACTTCCTCTTGCTGTGGTCGGCGTCACGTCAAATGTTACTCGAACAGCTTTGTTTCCGCCAACGTTTATCACCTCAGTATCACCATCGCTTGTAACACTCCAGTTAGTCTGGAGAGGAGTTACCGTTCGCCAAACTGGGTCAGCAGCATACAAGACGACACTAACAAGTGGGCCTTCTTTACTGATCGGTGTGGCAGTGTGGACAGTTGCATTTACGTACCACTGTTTGTCACTATCTGCCGTATCCTTAACGATCAGTTGATATTCGTCTGCATCATACGGATCGAAATACTCCAGGATTTCCCCGATTGATCCCGATCCGTTAGTCTTAATGTGTATATTGAGTGGTATTGTGCGGCCTCCGAAAACCTTTCCTGTGTACACCGGAGCACTCTCGCCACGTTGTATCTCAATGAGTTCTCCAGTCCCCTGTACTGGAGCCTCGATTGGCATACCTGTCCAGTAATCGGAATCATTTAGGGTGAGTCCGTTAAAGGATACGTAAGTTGCGTTGTTTATATCCATCAGCTTTTCATCCTATCTAGCACGGAACCAAAGTCGTTATCTTTGCCGAGAGACCAATTGCCACCGTAGATTTTGACACTCTGCCCACCTCGTCCTTCTGACCCAGCTGCAATTTCGGCCATAATTGGGACGGTGAAAGCGGGCAACATATCTGCATCTACTTTCTTGAGAGCATCTGAAATTCCGAGAAGCCCAAGTTCGAGTGGCGTTGGTGAGCCGGGAGTAAGCCAATCAGGAAGCTCAAGAGCCGCAATCGTATCACCCAAATCTCTGAACCAGTCAATTACCGGCTTAAGGGCTTTCTCGAGTTTCCCAAATGCAGGAACAACTTTTTGATCGATCCACTCTGCAAATTCCTTAAAAGCCGGAACAATATAAATTGTGATGATATTTGCGAGACTTTCTAGCAGCAATATCAAAACCGGCAGAATGACATCGAGAAGTGGTAAGATGACAGCTAGCAGCAATTCAACCAGCACAATGAATAAAGGCATCAACGCCATCAGCAAGGGCATTAGAGCATCAATCAAAACCAAAATTAGTTCCGCTAGTGGCGGCAAAATCTGCATGATCAGAGGGGCGATAGCAGCTACCAGCGTTCCAAACAATTCCGCCAGCGGAGGTAAGAGAGCTGTAACTAACGGCATAATGGCACCCACAACCGCGTAGAATAATTCAGCTACAATCGGTAGAATGAGATTCACCAAGTCTAAAAATGGCGGCAGTAAAATATCCAAGACCGTCATGGCCAAATTAGAAAGAGTCTCAATCAAAGGAGGAAGAAATTCACCGATAATTGGGCCAATTGCTTCAGCCAGCTGTAAGAAAGCGGGCAACAGCGACTTGAAGATGACACCACCAAGACCCGTAAAAATCGGCAAGATTGCCATGAATGGTTGTATCATCGAACCAACCGAGCCAAAAGCATTGAAAAGTCCTTCTATCCCTTTAGCCATTCCGGGAGGTAGAATCTGTCCTAAGGCCTCAAATCCCATATCGCTGATAGAACCTGTAGTTGCTAACTCTTTGAAAACGCCAACAATGACGCCAATTTTCATACGCAATTCATCAAGTCCACCCCCTTCAACGAACGCCTTGAACCTGTCCGCTACGTTTTGTGCACCATCAGCTATCATGTCCAGTAGTGGCCGTAACGCACCACCTTCTGCAACCATGGAACCGACCCATTTAGTCACATCTTTCAAGGCAAATAGGAAAGTGGCAAATGGCTTTTGGAAGGGTCCTCCCATGGATACCATGATGTCGTTGAAATAGCGAGGGAACGAGCGTAGTAATTTGCCTGGAGTTTCCATCGCAGCTGTGTAAGCGCCTGCAACTGTCTCACCCGCTTTAATCACGGCATTCGTTGCAATCATTTGCTTTTCAGCCGTTGTGAGAGACTGTACGGTACGATCGTTTTCTTCAGCCCACTTTTTATATCCGGCCTGCAAGTCAACGACAACGCCCGCATTCCTAAGAATAAGGGGATTGAGTTTTGTGATACCCTCAACAATACGAGCTGTTGCTTCTGATGAATCCATCCCAGCGATTACAGCTGAGTTTTGAGCGACTTTAGCAATCTCAGCCGCTTTAGTCAAGTCGAGGTTGGCACGAATAAATTCAGCAACCGTTTTCTCTGCAACAGATGCTTGAATACCCTCGTCACGGACGGCTTGTGCGAAACCAGTTATCTCACTTGAAGAGTATCCCGCCTCCTCGCCAAGTACTTGGTTTACGGCTTGAAGCTCTTCGACACGAGCTGTTGCTAGTGCTGCGTTTTTGATCAAGTTACCTGCTCCGATAGCAACACCACCAAGAGCAGTTGCTCCTACGGCAGCGGCAGCAACCATCCCCTTACCAAGCGTTGTGGCAAGGGACCTCGTTTTGCTTTTGGCGCTATCAAGACCAGACTGATAACCTTTGCTATCGAGCCCTAACTTGACGTAAAGAGTTGCAACAGTTGTCATTTATTCTTTTTCCATCCAGCCGTGAGCTGTTTTGCAAAGTTTACGGCCTGATCGATTGACTGCTTTCCTCGTCTCTTAAACTTGGGGAAGAAGTCAATCGGCGTGTAAGTCTTTCCTGTTTTCTTTCCTCGGTTCACATTTGCGACAGTACTTGCAACAATTGCACTTCCGAGATAGGTGACATCAGAACCCATGGGTTCGAGCATGCTAAATGCCATCCATTCAGAAAGCTCTTTACTCGACATTTCGCTAAGAAGCTGATGCCGAGTTTTTCCAAGAGCAAGTGCTAATCGGAAAGTGAACCTTCGGTAGGGTCGTCTTCCATCGCTTCAGCAAGTTCCTCGACATCCCCTTGCGAAATTCCGGAAAGCCTTTGTGCAACCTCAAAAATCCGCTGGAGTGCTGAAGCTGACTTCTTACCAATTTCACGAACATCTTTCTCCGTAAAAACTTGCTGTAGATTCTCATCTACTACAGTCAGCGACGCCAGCTTCGCCCGAATGTTGACCGTGTTGACCTTTATTCCTTGCCCTCGCTGGTTTACCAACGAAGATTCAAAGATGTCACGTTCAGATCCATTCATCCCCTTCACATTCACGCCAGCATCTTCACCCCATTCAGGGATTAGTACTTGCTCGACTTGAATGTCTTCCGCTTCAAGAATTTCCTTTCGGCTAAGTATTTTCATTTTTTATTCCTTTCGATTATTTAGGCAATAGTCATATCGCCGGTTGCTTTGAGTGTCACAGAAGCTGTCAGAGCGCCGTCGACCGGAGCATCTGGCTCGAAGGCGGTAACGTATGCAGAAAACGACCATTCAGTCGAGGCTGCATCAGGAAACACCAACGTGTAAGTGGTTGAAGCGCGCCCTTGCAAATCGTTCAAAAGACCGTTTGCCGCATCCTTGTGGGTTGCATCCGCCGGATCGTAAACGATGTCGAGGGTAACTTCACCACTGCGAAGAATTGTAACGACCACTTCTTCCCACGCATTAACACTATCGTGAGATGTAACGTCTTCGGTATCGGCGCTTAAGCTAGGGCCGGAAATGCTTTTCACTTGAGCGATTGCAGTTCCTGCACCAGAAGTTCCGCGATACAATTCAGTTCCGTATGCATCATATTTCGCCATTGCTTTTCTCCTTTACTAATTGATGGTCATTTCGCCGGTAACTTTGATCGTTACAGACGCCGTGACCGCTCCATCTACGGGGTTATCAGGTTCAAACCCCGTAATATAGCCGTCAAAGTACCAGGTAGTCGAGGCAGCATCTGGAAACACGATGGCAAAATCGGTTACGTTTCTGTTTTGCAGTCTCGTTAGTAAACCACCAGTCGCGGTCCCATCATGTGTATCATCGGCTGGATCGTACACAATGTCAAGAGTCACTTCACCACTTCGTAACAAGGTAACGACTACCTCTTCCCACGCATTCGGACTATCGTGGGTAGTAACGTCTTCGGTATCAGTACCAAGACTTGGTCCCGAAATACTTTTTACTTGCGCGACAGTGGTCAAAGCAGCTCCAGCCTGGGTATTGGTTGAAGTCGCATCATCTGTGAGGCCACCGCTCGTGTCATCAGCATATGCTAAATTGAGGGTTGCATCATTTGCAGCTGCCACTTTTTTAGTGATTACGATATCATCACCTTCGACCTTCAAATCAAAAAGGTCGGTTATGTCGGAGTCGAGGTTCATGGCCGCAACGGCCTTCACCGCAACTTCGTTTGCTGTGTCATCATTTGCTAAAGCGACGACGGTTGTAATCGGGCTTCCGGTCATTCCTGACGCAGTTAGCGTCCAGTCCGAGTTGCCGGCAGTAACCGTGGTTACAACTACTGTCGCTGTCTCAATTTGGGCAGTCCCGACTTTGAATTGAGAACCGAATGCATCATAACTTGCCATTTTCTTACTCCTTTATCCATTTACTCGAACATCAACATCAAACATGCGCCGGAACCGTTGCGTCCCTGTGTCCCAGCCACCTCGGATATTGCTAACGAATATGGTAACGTTACTTAACGACCCAATAGCTCCAGAATAGCCCGAGACCTCATCTCGCATGGTTGTGGCCGTCGTGACGCTCTCACTTTTATCATCACTGAAGACATCTACCTGGATGAGGGCCCTTGGCATCAATTCTCCATCATGAGCATAATCTGTGTTTTCGATTATAGTCTGCATAATAGCAAGCGGGTAAGTTGGCTCGATGGATGGATCGATACGGTCAACATATAGACGTGTACTAATTAAATCCGTCACC